CAACTATTTGATAAGGCTAGAGTTTTAGCAGATGAAAGTACTGGCTTCCCAAGTTTTGCACATGGTCAAACAGGAGTATCAGGCGTTGGGCGTACTGCAAGTGGTATATCTATGCTTATGGGCGCTGCTAATGGTTCAATACGCACAATAGTTAAAAACGTAGATGATTATCTTGTTAGACCTATAGGAGAAGCTTTCTTTGCCTTTAATATGCAATTTGACTTTGATGAGTCTATTAGAGGTGATCTAGAAGTAAGAGCATCGGGTACAGAGAGTTTAATGGCTAATGAAGTCCGCTCTCAGCGCTTAATGCAGTTCTTACAAACAGCACAAAATCCTGTATTAGCACCTTTTGCTAAGATGGACTACATTATACGTGAGATTGCTAAGTCTATGGATCTAGACCCAGACAAGGTTACTAACTCTATGCAGGATGCAGCTATACAAGCAGAGATCCTCAAAGGCTTTCAACAGCCAGCACCAGAGCCTGTAGCTCCACAGGGTGTGTCAGCACCACCAAATGCTCAACAAGCCCCTAACAACCCTCAAGGAGGCGTACAGGACACATCTGGTGGTGGAGGTGGACAAATAGGTATGGGAACTGCACCATTGCCAGGCGAACAAGGATTTAGTGGCAATGTCGCTTAAGAGCTTAGTAAATGATAAACCAGTATGGGATGCGTTCACTGAAGAGATGGACGCTCTTATAGCTAAAGAACATAAAAGTATGGAAGGCATATCTGATACAGTAGAAGTCTACAGACATCAGGGTGCTATTCGTACTCTTAGACAACTTAAATACATGAGGGATCGTATTAATGGCACTAAATGATGAAACAGAAGCAGTATTTAAATCTGTACGAGGTGAAGAAATAGATCCAGTATCAGGTAATGAAGTACCTCTAGGTGCTGAACCAGAAGAAGTTAGAGATGATATTGATGCTAAACTTAGTGAAGGCGAATACGTTGTACCTGCGGATGTAGTAAATTTCTTTGGTGTCAAATTCTTTGAAGACTTAAGAGCAGAAGCTAAGATAGGCTTTCAGCAAATGGAATCTAATGGTCGTATTGGTGGTGAGCCTGTAGCTGTAGAGGGTTCAGAAGAACAATTACCTTTTGATGTTAATGAGCTAGAGCTTATTGACGATGGCGAAATGCCTATGAATAAGGGTGGTTATGTAACAGGCTATAATGAAGGCGGTTATAATGCTTCTTTACCTGAAGACTTTAACTCTATAGACTTTGATAAATTGTTTGGTGGTGCAGATGCATTACCTGAAGCAGAGATTACTTCAAGTCAAAATTATAGAGATCCTGTAAGTGGTGTAACTAAAATGTTAACATTCATTAATGGACAACCTAACTCAGAAGCACAAGACTTTATAAGTAGAGGCTACGTACCTTACACAAGTGATATTACAACATCTCCTATTACTGACACAACAGCATCTGGTAAGAGTAGAAAAGATAATAGAGAAAACTTAGAAGCAACTATGTTAGCTTCTGGTCAAACAGCCAGTGGTCAAACGGATGCTAGTGGTTCTATAGTACCTAGTTCTAGCTTCAGAGATATGGAGCTTAGTGACTTGATAAGCTATAGTAGCAATTTAGTTGATGGAGTGGGTAGCAAGATCTCAAAAGGCTTAGGAGCAATTAACCCTATGCTTGGTGTAGCTACTAAAATAGGTAAACGTGCAATGGAATACTCTATTGCTAAAGATCTAGAGCGTAGATATGATGAAGCTACTACAGATGCAGAAAGAGAAATTATTAACAGTGCATTCATGGATGTTACTAAGGGTGGTAGAAACTCTGGTATAGTAGGACAACTAAAAGGTAGTATTACTAAGGGTGGTGGATTACTTGGTGGTGGTGGTACTTTAAATGATGTAGATGGTGATAATAGAGTTGGCTTTGGTGACACATGGCTAGGCGACTTCTTAGGCTTCGATAGTGGTGGTGGCATGGGTATAGATGGTCCAAACGCTTCTGCTAGTTTTCATGGTGCTAGAAAAACAGGTGGTACAGGAAGAAAGTCTGTTAGTAATCTAGGAACAAAGAGAACCTATTCAGGTGGATCTTATAGTGATTCTAAAAGTTCTAAAAATAAACCTGCACCTATAGTAACTAAACCTAAGATTAGCACTTCAGATCGTAAGGGTAGGGATTCTGTAGCTGTAGCGGCTAAACCACGTAGAAGCAAAGTAGTAGGTCGAGATGGAAAATCTATCAAAACAGGCTCTGGTGGAACTGTTAAAGGCAGAATAATAAAATAATAACGACAATACCATAAAAATATAAGGATACTCGGCACTTTGTGCAGACCCCAACATAAGGAAATAATATGTCACAACTAACTGAAGAAACAATGCACTCGTATACACATAAACGTAACGAGGCTAAGATTAAAGAAGCTGAAGCTGAACTAGAAGCACTACTAAAGGGTGATGTAGCTGAAGAAGAGACTAGTGATGAAACCCCTGAAGAAGAACCCAATGGCGAAGGATCTGAGACAACCGAAGTATCGGATGCAAGTGATACCAAACAAGAAAAAGCCAAAGAGGAAACCGAAGCATCGGAATCTGATGAGGAGTTAAGCGCTGAAGAGAAAAGCTTTAAGAAACGTTATGCTGATATACAAAGACATATGGCAGAAACAGAAAAGAAACAAGCTGCTCAAGTTAAAAGACTAGAAGAGCAGTTAGATAAAGCAGCTAAGAATGAGCTTGTACTACCTAAGTCTAAAGAAGAAATAGATGCATGGACAAGTAAATACCCTGATGTAGCAGGAATAGTAGAAGCTATAGCTGAACAGAAGGCTAACGAAAGAGCTTCTGATCTAGATGCAAGACTACAAGAGATAGAAGAGATGCGCTCTACCGCTAAGAGAGAAAAAGCTGAAGCACAACTTGTATCACTACACCCTGACTTTGAAGCTATAAGAGCCGATGATGCATTTCATGCTTGGGTAGATACTCAACCTAAAGTATATCAGGATGCCTTATACGAAAATGCTGAAGACGTTAAGTCTGTAGCTCGTGTCATAGACATGTATAAGTTAGATAAAGGTATTAAGACTAAGAAGCCCAGCGCAGACAAAGGCGCAGCCTCTTCAGTTAAAACTCGTGGACGTACTGTTGTAGACGCAGAAGAGTCTAGCAAGACAATAAGCGAGTCTATGGTTAATAAAATGTCGCTCAAAGAATATGAGAAGCGACAAGACGAGATACTGGACGCAATGCGTTCTGGTAAGTTTATCTATGATATGTCTTAATAAACACTTGACACTAAGACATTATTAGATAAAACTATGGTATGTGCAGCGCTAGTCATTAACTACCTGCACATGCTTTAACTAAAAGCAACAACCACTTAAAGAACTACCCGATAAAGTATAGACCCTTTACTGCTTGACAGCAAATCTAGCAATATAGATACTCTAGAAAAGTATTGGCCTCTTATGTGGATATGATGTTTTACTTCCCCCCACTGTCATATCTATAGGAGAAATTATTATGGCATTCGCAAAAGCATCAGGTTATACCAACCTGAACAACGGAAACTTCTCATCAGAGATCTTTTCCAAACAAGCACAATTAGCATTTAGAAAATCTGCTGTTGTTTCTGCAATCACAAACTCTGACTATTTTGGTGAGATTTCTGGACAAGGCGACTCAGTGCGCATTCTAAAAGAGCCAGACATCACTGTTAATTCTTTGTCTCGTGGTACTGCGGTTTCAACACAAGATTTAGTTGATGCTGATTTTAAACTAACTATCGACAAAGCGAACTACTTTGCATTCAAATTGGATGATATTGAAGAGGCCCATTCGCACGTAGACTTCATGCGTCTATCTACAGACCGTGCAGCATACAAAATGGCTGACTCAATGGATACAGATGTATTGCGTTACTTGTCAGGTTACACAGCTGCCTCAGCTGCAAACACAACTGTAAATGGTACTAAAGCAAATGCCGCTGCAGGATCAGACGAATTATTAGCTGCTAACAAGTTGAAGAAAAGTGACTTCGCTAATATTACAACTTCAACTGCAGGTGATCACTCTATCCCGTTAGCTCCACGCTTAACTGGTGCAACTGCTGTTTCTGCAGTAGCTGCAACACCACTACAAGTATTAGCACGTATGTCACGTACAATGGACGTAGCAAATGTTGATACTAGAGGTAGATGGATCGTACTTGACCCAGTGTTTATCGAAATGCTAAAAGACGAGGATTCTCGCCTATTAAATGCAGACTTCGGTGGTGCAGGACTACAGAACGGTTTATTGGCTGCAAACATTCACGGCTTCCGTGTTTATCAGTCAAACAACTTACCAGCAGTAGGTACAGGCGCAGGTACAGCAGGTACAGCTAACCAAAACACTAACTATGGTGTTATCGTAGCTGGACATGACTCTGCAGTAGCAACAGCAGAACAGTTATCAAAAGTGGAAACATACCGTGACCCAGATAGCTTTGCGGACATCTGCCGCGGCATGCACCTATATGGTAGAAAAATTCTACGCCCAGAAGCAATCGTAACAGCTAAATTTAACGCTGCTTAATAAACATAAACTTAGGGGCTGGCTTTTATGCTGGCCCTTTTGTGCATTTTATAAACAAAGGACATAACCAATGGCTATTACAACGGCGATGTGCAACAGCTTCAAGCAAGAGTTACTTGGTGGTGTTCACGATCTAGATACAGACACAATTAAAATAGCATTAATTAAGAACTCACAGTCGGGTACTTATAATGCATCTACAGCAAATTACAGTACAGTAACAGGTAACTCAGATGAGGCTACTGGTACTAACTACATTACAGGTGGTAACACACTAGGTAGTGCAACTATTGCTCTATCAGGCTCTACTGCTACAGTAGACTTTGCAGACACTACATGGTCTTCTGCTACAGTCTCTGCAGATGGTTGTATCATCTATAACTCTTCACAAGCTAACAAGGCTATAGCAGTGATAAGCTTTGGCGGTACTAAGACATCTACAAATGGTGACTTTGTGGTACAGTTCCCAACAGCAGACGCATCTAACGCAATCATTCGTATCGCTTAAGGAGCAGTATTATGGCTCTCGTTGTCAAGGATAGAGTAAAAGAAACCGCTACTACTACAGGAACAGGTGCTGTTACTCTTGGCGGTGCTGTTACAGGCTTTGAGTCTTTTAGCTCTGCCCTTGCCAACAGCGACACTACATACTACGCTATTTCTCACCGTAACGCAGACGAGTGGGAAGTAGGTTTAGGTACATACAATACAGGTGTACTTACAAGAACTACTATACTAGAGAGTAGCAATAGTGACAGTGCTGTTAGCTTTAGCTCAGGTACTAAAGACGTATTCATTACACTACCTGCAGACAAGGCTGTTTATCTAGATGCTAATGATGCACTAAGTACAGGCAACATAGTTACAACAGGCTACATCAGAGGTCCTGCCTCATTCACGATAGATCCTGCTGCACATGGTGAC